TTGCCTATTATGTCTATGCCAAATGTCCTAAAGAAGGGAAAAATGGCTCAATATATGTCAGTGAACGGCAGATAAAGTTAGAGGATGAAACAGGGTACTATCATTTCTGGGTGGGGGTGCTCAATACTCCTGAGGATGGCGTACGTTCCTGGCTTCCGAATTATGGATATACCGAGGCGGCCGGTCAGACAATTACGACAGGATTGATAAAGGACAGGTTAGCCCGGTTGGTGATTGATCTGGTGAATGCAAGGATAACGGCGATCAATGGTGCTACAATTGAAGGGAAGGTTACATTTACATCCGGAACATCCGGCTATAACAACATTACGGACAAACCGGACTTGTCCGTCTATGGAACAAAAGACCTGCTCAATTCCATCAAGGACAACCTCCAGAACCAACTTGACGGCAAGATCGATACCTACTACCAATCATCAAACCCCTGGAATAGTTGGCCGTCAGGAACAGAGCCCGGACACGTCGGTGATATGTGGTACAACACATCTACCGGAGTGCTTCAAACGTATATCGGCCCGTCTTCCAATATCTGGCGGGAAATTGTAGACCCGGCGGCGGTCGAAGCTGCCCGTGCTGCCGCCACCGCCGCAGACGTGAAAGCGGACAGCAAACGCCGTGTGTTCACATCAACCCCACGTCCCCCGTATGATGTTGGCGACCAATGGATCACCTATGGGACAACCGGTGGAAGCATGTTCATCTGCAAGACATCCCGGTCTGCCGGATCAAGCTACAACCCTTCGGACTGGCAGAAAGCCGATATAGACGGCAATACGCAAGTCACAATTGATCGTGGCATAGTAACCGCTTATGGTTTCCTGACGTTCGGCTCGACTGCCGGGATGCGTGCTGATGGCCCGATCCGGCTATGGTGTGGCGGGACGAAAGATAATCCGACGTTCCAAGTCTCTAACGCCGGAGAGGTGATGGCAAAAACAGCCATCCGCCTGCAGAACAACATGGCCGGGCTTACCGGCGTAGGCACAGCCGCCACCTCTGTCCGTTTCTGGGCTGGCAGTTCAACCCCTGAGAGTGCCCCTTTCCGGGTTACGCAAAACGGCATGGCTTACATGTCAGGTGGCAAGATCGGTTACTTTGAGATAATGAACAACCGCCTGGTATGGGAAGGACGCGACTATTTTGGAGATACCTCTCGTACCATAAAACTTGGATACGGAAGTAATAATGATGGTTTGGTTGATGTCGCTTTCGGAGCTTCGACACAAGGCCGGTTCGGGGTGAAAGCGGTTGGCCGCGCACCCGGATCGGCAGCTATTTATGGTTCCAGCAAATCCACTCAATCTTATCCAACAGATAGTTCTGTTTGGGCAGCCTGGTTTGATGGCTATATGTTTTCTGATGGGTATTTTACCCGAAGTCCTAAAGGCAATGTTAGAGGCGGACTGAAAGGGGCGTACCGTATAGATAATAGTGATACGTGGTTTGTCTTTGATAATGGGATAGCCGTGGCATGCACCAAACCGCGCTCTGTCGATTTGAATACTGATAATTTTTAAAACATAACATAACAGTAAAGGAATGAACTTGACATTAAAAGACCGGGTATTAATACTCAACACCGTGTTACCGCAGTTTGACACGAGAAAAAACATGGAACTGAAAGTCTCGATCGATCGTAAGATTACCATTTCGGAGGTTGATCAGAAACGGATTGTCGTTAAAGACTTAGGAGGTGGCCAGATCAACATAGGTTTTACAGATGCAGCGGCCATAACGGAAACAACAGATATAGACTTGACAGATGAAGAACTGTCATATCTCAAAGAGCGGGTTGACTTCATCGACCGCAACGGGATGTTCTCCGAGTTCACGATGCCGACGTATGTGAAGATCTTGGATGAACCGCTTGCTGATGTGGTGCAACCAGTCGAATAATATAAAAATCCGCCTCCAATCTTCACAGACCGGAGGCGGGAACCTTTAAATTTGAAATCATGCCAAACAATTTGGCAACAAATTAACCGGTAACAAAGGTAATCAAATAAAACGAAGGAGGTGTGAAGTGAATGTAGAATTAACCGATATACTAACGATAATCGGGACGCTGGGAGGTTTTGAAGCGATAAAATGGGGAATCAAATTCTGGACTACTCGGAAGACAAATGCACGTATCGAAGATGCTCATGCGGATGCAGAAGAGTTCAAGGCTTTGAGGGAATATAATGAGTTCCTGCAAAAACAGCTGTCAGATAAAGAAGAGCGGTTTGTTGAGCAAACTGACAGACTTCGGAAGGTACAGGATGAGTTGTTTAGTCTAAAAGAGGAGAACTCAAACCTGAAGCTTGAACTTGCCTTAAAGAGATGTGAGAAAAAGAAATGCGGTGACCGTGAGCCACAAAACGGATATTAAAAAGGAGGAAAGAAAATGAAAATCAGTGAAAATTTTGAATTGAAAGAATTTACCCGTAGCAACACAGCGACACAGAAAGGTATTGCTAATGATCCGGGAGTGCGGGAAGTGAAAGCGATCGAGAACCTGGTAGTAAACCTGTTGCAACCTCTCCGGGAGAAGTACGGAAAGCGGATGGTTATCAATAGCGGCTACCGGTGTCCAGAACTGAATAAAGCCGTTGGAGGTGTGCCAACCAGCCAACACACGAAGGGAGAGGCAGCGGATGTAGCCTGTGAGCACCCGGCGTACCTGGTCGATTGTCTCCGGCGGTCTGGGCTGGATTTTGATCAGTGCATCCAGTACAGTACGTTCGTGCATTTATCGTTGAAACTCTCCGGCCAGAATCGGAAGCAATATCTGAAAGGGAGGTACTGATGAAAGAGCAGATAGATCGGAGGTCTACTGCTCTCGCTGCTATTTTTATACAAAAAGCGGGATATAGAACAAAAAAAGCGGTTTTCGCTGCTAAAAATAGCATCGAAACATAATTTAAGAACCTGCCGATAGGTAGGTAATCGAACGATCTTTGACGTGTTGGACTTATCGTTTTGTCTACAACTAATATTTTGTAACAGAAATATTGCGGAAGTAGAATTTTATTTCGTACTTTGCAAAATAACAGAAATACAGGAGCAAAATGTGTGATATAGAAGAGTTCTCAGAAAATGGATTAAGCTTTGAAGACTTTAAAAATCAAAATGGTATAACATTTTGGTGGGCTTCTGAGTTAATGCTTATGCTTGGATATGACGATATGAAATGTTTTCATAAAGTAATAGACAAAGCTACTAAAACATTTTTGTCTTTAGGTATTAACCATTATGAGAATATAATCTATGTAGAGCGTGAAATAGAGGGGAAGAGTTGCCCCGATTTTAAATTAACACGTTTTGCTTGCTATATTATAGCGATGAATGCTGACCCCAAGAAGGTAGAAGTAGCGAGAGTTCAGGCTTATTTTGCGGAACAGACAAGAAAGTTTGAAATTTACCTACAAGGCAGCAATGATATGGATAGGATTCTTTTCAGAGAAGAAATCAAAGAAGGAAATAAGGCCTTATCTGCCACTGCCAAAAAAGCTGGCGTGGAAGATTTTGCTAAATTTAACAATGCTGGATATTTGGGTATGTATAATATGATGAATTTTCAACTGGCAAAAAAACGTAATTGCGAAAGTGGTAAATTACTGGAAACAATGGGAAGAACCGAGTTGGCTGCAAATTTATTTCGTATAACCCAAACAGAAGAAAGAATAAAATCCAAGAAGGTTCAAGGACAGATGGCTTTAGAAAGAACACATTATGATGTAGGGAAAGAGGTGCGTAAAATTGTCATTGAAAATACAGGTAAAGCCCCTGAGCAATTGAAGCAAGAAAGAGAAATACCTGATTTGAGAAAAGAATTAAAGACCGGGTTTAAAGAAATGAAGAAGATCGACAAACTCAAGAAAAAATAATTTGTAGACATAAGGCGGTGAGATTGAACTTACCGCCTTTTTTATATCCGGGCGGTATCTAAATACGGATGCGAAAATGAAACAATTAATGATGAAAGCCTGGCATGTAATATTAGTTTTGGTACTCTGCCTTCTTTGCTTCGTGTTCGGTCGATATACGAAGAAGGTAAGAGGTGAATTTGTCTGCAAAACCGATACATTTGTCCGTGTTGACACTCTTAGAGAGCGAGTCCCTTATCCGGTCTATGAAACGGTTATCCAGACGGTTCCTGAGATGTTCCCTGTGTATATCACTTTATCTGGTGATACAGTCAGAGAACCGATCTTCGTCCCAATCAGGATCACACAGAAGGAATACTTGACAGATAATTATCATGCGTGGGTGTCTGGGTACAATCCGGCGCTTGATAGCATTGATATTTTCCGGGAAACAACATATATTACGAAACGGCAACCAGCCCGTCGCTGGGGACTCGGCGTAATCGGTGGGTATGGTATCGGGCGATCCGGCTTATCACCCTATGTGGGTGTTGGGGTTTATTATAGGATATGGTAAAGATTGTGTGTTTGTTCATAGTTTAGGTTTAATATTAGTAATTCGTTCAGCCGCTCTGCCTGTGAAGGTGGGACGGTTTTCATATTTGGCAATATTTGAGTGATCTGCCGAAAAAACAAACGATCCTCAGAATAGTCCCTTGTATTAGAAACAGGGACGTCCAGATAGTGATATCCAGACGCTCTTTTTATCAAAACAGCAACCTCCCATCCTTCTTATCCATCACCGCATTGAAAACGCTTTTATAGGTTTCATACAATTCCTTCCTGCTTTCCGATCCCTGCCAATCAGCAAAAGACTCTCCTGCAAAGAATTTCCAAGCAAAAATCCGTTTGGCTTTTTCGGATAACCCTAATTGATCGATCATATCCCGGATATCCTGCATACGTTCCCGGATATATTCGGTTCGATCCTGACTATCATCGGGCTCGTCGATAATAGTCAATCTCCGCCAATCAATATTTTCATCTACCGGAATAGGCTTGTATTTATGCCGGTAGGGAGACGTGTCCGAGGTAACGTTTAGCTTTATCATTTGCAGGATATAGAAGTCAAGTTCAGTATATTTACCCTGTTTGGCTTCCATTAATCGGGAGAGATGCTCCGGGGGCTTTTGAAGCAGCATACACATTACCTCGTTCAATACGTCAATAGCTTCGTCTGTCATTCCGGCAAGTGAGCAGTGATACTTAGCGTAATCCAGCCACCTGTCGTAACGTTTCTCAATATATTTATTCAATGCCTCACTTGCCATAGTCTTCTTTATTTGATATATTTGTTCCTGATTGCAAAGGGGGGTGGCGCTGTGAGGCGCTGCCTTTTATTTCTTCTCTTTGTTAGTTCCGTCTTTATCTTTTGTAATTTTATAATCCTTACATCCATAAGCAGCGAAATTAATAGCGTGCGTGCCTATCCCTTGTCCGGAGAAGCATGGATAACGGATGCATCTTACGCATTTCCTCCGTGGATATTTATTAGCGTCCTCTCGTTCTTTCAAACGGTTGATTTCTATGTGTTCCTGTGCCATGCTTATTCCTCCTCTTCGTTAGTATCAAAAAGATTCGCCATCATATCGATGATATTTGTCTGGATATTATCTTCAGCCCCCAATACGGCGTTACTGATATGCTTCTTTTCTTCGATAATCCTGTAGAGCTTCTGGTCGATCGTTCGACGACCAAGCAGATAGTAACAGTTTACAGAATCTTTCTGCCCGATACGGTGCGCCCGGCTTTCTGCCTGATCGCAATCGGCATACGTCCAAGGAAGTTCGATAAAGGCAACATCGCTGGCAGC